AGATAGGTCGTTGCTTTCGCCTCTGCTGCCAGCGCCAGCAGTTCCAGCAGTCCGTCTTCATCCGTAAAGTCATTCTCCAGGCGGCACTGCCTTTTGATTTCATTCAGCGTCAGCAGCATAACTTCACCTTATTTAGCCTGAGATTTGGGCTTATTATTTTTTTTTGCCTGCTCTGGCTGCTCTGGCTGCTCTGGCTGCTCATCAGCATCGATGGATTTAACAGTCACCGCATAGCCTTTTTGTACAAGCTCACGGCCATGCTGTTCCAGGGTTTCAAACACATCCCCTTCCACCAGCACCTTTCCTCCCACATAAATGGGACGGATAACGGTAAGTTTCATAACGGTCTCCCGATAAAAAAGCGGCCCGCAGGCCGCCGTTAGGGTTACGCGCCACCAGCAGGCGCAGTGAAGGTGCCGTAGATAAACGCTTCAGGGCGTTTTACCGCCAGCGCCAGGCGCTCTTCGCAACGAATCGAAATCATGTTTTTCTCGAAGTCGTCGGCGTTCTCGGTTGAGATCACCACGTTGGCATCTTCACGATCAAAGATTTGTGCACCTGCATTGAATGCCCCGGTCAGGAACTTGCCAAGGAATGCCGCCGCTTCGGTCGCCACCACCGGCAGGCCCCACAGGGTTGGTCCGGTCAGCGCTGCCGGGTTCGCCAGGATGTAGCGGCCGAGCGTGTCTTTGCTGAGTTCAATTTTCGCCCAGTCAGTGAAGTGAAGGACGTGACCGGATGCCGGGAAGCGTGCCAGTTGCGCCTGCAGCATGGCCAGACGCAGATCATCAATACCGTTCTGCTGCTCAACTGAAAACGCAGCAGCATACGCAGACGCCTGCGGCACGATGCCATCCAGATGCGCACCAGTACCGTCACCGAAGAGAATTTCCTGTTCTTCGACGTATTTCAGACCATAGCGAAGCTCGGCATCAATCGTTGACTGAAGCTGCGGCATATCGTCAAGGATCTGTTTCGCCGCTTTGAACAGGTGCGCGATAGTGCGAACCGGCGTAATTTTTTCAGCGAAAGCGATATCGCTGTAGGGTTTGGTGGTATTTTCCGGCACAACCTTAGCGTTATTGGTAAAGCCGGTCTGCTGTACCCAGTAAATGGTATTAGACTCCGTGCGACCCGGTGCGATCAGGTCGCGAATAAACAGGCGCTGTTTCGGCTGGGCATCAATGCCAGGCAGACGATCCGGCGCAACAATCTGCCCAGGAACGTTTACTGTCAGAAGAGCAGCATTAACAGGAATGCTCAGGCGCTTGTTACCTTCGACACTGGCCGTGAACGCTTTCAGTGCTTCAGACGACACAACCTGATGGCCGACGGTCTCAATGACTTTAGCCGCATTGTGTACGGGCATTTGCGCAACATGCTGTTCAAGTTCGCCCAGTGATGCTTTCAGCGTTTTATTCGCTTCGTTGAGAGCGTTAAATTCAGTGGCAATTTTGTCCACCGCTTCTTTAGTCTGCGTGGAGAGCTGGCCGGAGTTTTTCGCTTCCCTGAGCGCATCTTCAGCTTTTTGGCTGAATGTGCCGGATACCTCTTCCAGCTTCGCAGATACTTTTTTCAGGAGTTCATTTACTTCTGACATAGTGATTCCTTATTTGCCGAACGCGGCAAGCGCGTTTTGAAGTTGTGCAATATTTTTTGGGTTGATTTCATCGGTAGCGCCCGGCGTACCAGCAGGATCGGCAGCAGCGCCTGGCTTGCTGCCGGTTAAAGCTTTAAGAAGTTTTCGCCGCTCTGACCGTGGCGTATCGGTTTTCGCGAGCAGCGCATCAAGTTTGCGCAGCGCTGCTGCCGGGCTGTCATTGTCATCAGCGATTTCATCAGCAGACAGCAGGCGATCGGCAAACCCTTTCTCGACCGCATCGCTGCCGCCGATGTAGGTTTCTGCATTCATCATCGCTTCAATCGCTTCCGCGCTCAGGCCGGTTCGTGCACCGTAGATATCGTTCATGGCTTTATCAAACGGCTCCATATCAGCAGCCACCTGAGCCAGATCGTGACGGTTGCCCATCGCATAAACCCAGCAGTTGTGGATCATCAGAAACGCACCGCGCCCGATCTGAACCTCATCGCCCGCCATTGCGATAATGGAGGCTGCTGACGCCGCCAGACCCAGCACCTTCACGGTCACTTTGCCTTCGTACTCCCGCAGCAGGTTATAGATCGCCAGACCTTCAAACATGTCGCCGCCCGGCGAGTTGATATTTACTGTCACGTCTGCGCCGCCAATTGCACGCAGTGCCCCGGCGATACGGCTGGCGGTAACGCCATCGCCGTACCAGTCGGCACCGATCACATCGAAGACAGATATACTGTTTTCATCAGACTTTGCGGCTTTAATGCCGCCGTTCCAGCGCTCCATGGCGGAAGACGGCAAATCGCGTTTTTCGCGCGCAAAAGGCCGCCCCTCCGGCGCTTGCGGAAGGCTTTTCAGAGTCATTGGTTTTAATCCTGCGTTTCGGAGGTTTGCGACGCCTGTGCGTCGGTTGAGGTGTAAGGCTGAGTTTGACGCTCCGGGAATAACCATCCTTCCAGCGCGGCCCTCACCTTTTCGCCGTTATTTCCACCTTCCTTCCCAAGCTGATCGAGAGGGGTAAGGTTCAGCTGAACGGTATAAATGTCTCCACCGTCAATTGGCGGAAGATTCTCAAGCCTGCGTACGTCATTACGGGACATCCATCCATTTTGCAGAGCTGTGGTGTAGTAGGCAGAACGCCCGGCGCTGTCCGCACGCAGCAAGCCCTCCACGGAAAACTCAGCAAACAGGTCTTCATCACCGTTAAGAAGGCAGCGCGAGATTTCCTGCTCAATGTTAACAAGGAGCGGCCGCAGCGTATTAGTCAAGAATATCAGGTTCATACCTTCGACACTCGACGACCAGCTGCTCTGCTTCGTCGTGTGCCCCACCATAAACGGCGGCACCCGGAACCAGCGGCAGATTTCCTCAATGCTGAACGAACGAGATTCCAGCATCTGGGCATCTTCAGGATTGAGGGTGATACCCTGATAGGACATATCACCCTCAAGCACCATCACCTTACCCGCGTTTTTAGAGCCGACGAACCGGTTAAGGTTCTCCCGGTTTTTCTGCCGCTGCTCTTTAGTAAGCAGATTTTTTGAAAGAAAGAAGCCGGACGTCTGAATCCCGTTTTCAAAGATTTTCGCTGCAGATTCCTCGACTGCCATCGCCGCGCCGAATACATCACGCCCCGTGCGCATCGGCATCATGCCGCAAACGCCATCCAGACCAAAACCCCGGATGTGCATCATATTTTTAACCGGTATGATGCGTGGCACGCCCTTCTCGGTGTAGGTGTACTTCAGTTCGCCGCTGTCCAGCCGTTCCACTTTCATGCTTTGAGGAAGAAGTGGTACAAGCGAAACCAGCTTGGTACCGATCATCTTTTTCTCAACGTAGGCATTACCCCGCAGACAGATACTGGCAACCACCATCAACATAAAGCGCGACGGCGTCATTTCGCTGTTGGGCCTCCGGCACAGCACCTGATAAGCCGGGTGATTAAGCGCAAGTTTGCGCGAGCCATCAGCCGCCCGCTCGTATACTTTCATTGGCAGGGTTGAAACGGATTCACTCAGCAGGCGCACACAGGCCCAGACAGAAGCCAGCGCCAGCGCTTTTTCTGCTGTCACTACCTTGCCGCTGCTACTGGTGCCGTACCACTCCTGCCAGAAAGTCGCGTCATTCAGTCCGATGGACTCGCCAAGCCAGTTAACAATCGCGCTCTTGATGCGGCCCGGCCGTTTTTTTTCCTTCATCAGATACCTACCATGATCGGGTCATCAAAAAAGTCATCAGGGTCGCCAGTCTCTACAAGAATCGCGTCCTCTGCCGCGCCGATGGCCATGGCAGACGCCACCACGCCATCGATGCGGCCGGTGCTTTTCTTCTTGGCAAAGATACGGTTGTCTTTCTGGTCAGCTTCCAGAACAGCAGATGCCGCATTCCAGCGCAGACAGGGATTAGTGCGGATAATCAGTTCACCGCTGTTAAGGTGCTCTTCAAAAAGCTCGATAGAGCGCGGCATCCAGAGGCCAGATTCCTGCGCCTTATAGAAACCCTGTCCATGCGGGATCAGTTCAACTTCTACAGACTGGTTCGCCAGTTCATCTTCGAGATACTTAATGCGGTACTGGTCGCAGGCTATACATCTGATATCGTACTTTTGCGTTAACTCACCGATGCGGTCAGCGACAAACCCGTAGTTCACGGCTTTACCCGGCGGCGCGTGAATAAACCCGTTACGCAGCCAGGCGTCATAAGGCACATGGTCAGTCTTGGCACGTTCCAGAAGGGTGTCTTTTGGTGTCCAGAATTCGACCAGAAGCTTCTTCAGCCTCGGAAAGTAAAGTGCCAGGGAAGTAAGGTCACGGGAACCGGAAAGATCGAGGCCGCCATAACATTCTTCACTTGCCAGATCATCCGGGTCGAAATCCTGCTCGCATTTCATCCACGTATCGCTGTCAATCCATGGATCCGCAGATTCCACCCACTGACAGAAGTTAAGGCGGCGAACAATACTTTCTTTCGAGGGCATGCCCCGCGCCTGAGTAACCTGCTCACGCAAATATTTCTCGGTAAAGGTATGACCCAGCGACGGGTTAGCTTTGCCCCAGCAGGACTCATCTTTAAACGGGTCGTCGCCCTCATCAAGCGAGCAGATGAAGCTGAAAAAGCTGTCGTCCTCAAGGTCGCCGGCGGCAACCTTGCGACCATATTCGTGATACTCAAAGCAAACGCTGGTTTTATCGTGTCCGCTGTTGGTGATCAGGAACATCAGCGCCTGCCGGCGGCCTTTCGTGCCGGCGCGCATCATTTCAACGACTGCGTTTGTTTTGTGCTCGTGAACCTCATCAACCAGCGCGCCGTGCGGACGTGGACCAGATTGTCCATCGTCAGAACTGATGGGCTTGAAGAAAGAACCTGTCTGCAGAAATGCCAGGTTCCATACATTCAGACCAGTGCCGGATTTGGTGATACGCTGCGCCAGCGCCGGAGACTGATCCACCATCGTCACCGCATCGCGGAACAGGATCATCGCCTGGTCTTTCTTGGTGGCCGCTGCATAAACTTCGGCTCGGGGTTCTTTATCTGCCATCAGCAGATAAAGCCCCACGCCGCCCGCCAGCGGCGACTTCCCGGAGCCCTTACCGGATTCGATGTAACTCATGCGAAAACGGCGGGTACCGTCGGCACTCTTCCAGCCAAACAGAGATCCAACAATAAAGCACTGCCAAGGCAGAAGAATAAATGGCTGCCCTTCGTGCTCGCCGCCGTTCAGCTTCAGCACCCTGGCAAAGAAATTAATGACCCGACTTACTGCTTCAACATCCCAGAACAGCCCCCGAGCCGGACCATTTTCCAGATCGCGAATATGACGCGCGCAGGCATTCCGAATATCAGGCCCTGCAAGTACCTTCCCCGTTGTTACATCTAATGCATATTGCGTTGCGGGATCAGCCGAAGAACTGGTTGAGCGGGTCTTCTTCTTTTTCTCCACCATCGACATTTACCTTTGACCTGGACGCAGGAGTTAAACCGAACTCGACCAGATAGCTTTTGAACCGGCGATCAGCATCAGCCAGCATGGCAACAGCCGGATTCGCCTTGATAAGAAAATCGCCCATCTGCGTTTTGGTCGTATAGGTGCGCCCTTCGATATCCACTAACTGGCGCAACTGCAGAATTTCCGCGTACAAATCGCAGAGCCGTTCAAGCGCGAAAGTATCGGCAACCGTAAGCACCCCCATGCCGTCCAGAAGAACGGTGAGTTTGCCCCAGGCTGTTTTTCCCCAGTCGGTCAGATGTGATGGCGGGCTTGGTATCTCGCGGGCTGGCTTCGGCTCGTTTTTATTGAGCGCACGCTTGCCCGGATTACCTGTAACAACTTTCAGATGGGTTGGTTTTGGTCGCCTTCCGGCCATTAAAACCTCCCGGAAAAAAAACTTTTCATTTCGCGGTTGTGCACAAAAAGGAGGGCTGGCGGTCAGGAACAGGTGTTCCCTGAACTTTTCACCCGCCCTCCCCCTTTGTTTCACCTTCGCCAGTGTGACCCCGGGTCAAGCGGCAGGCCGTTCTCATCACAGCCAATGACGTGGCCGCGCTTCTCTTCCCGTTGCTTGGTGGAGTCATGATGCTGCTTGCAAAGGGGTTGCCAGTTGGCTTTATCCCAGAAGAGCTTTTGCGCTATTGCTATCGCTTCCTGGCTTCCGCCGTTCAGCGCTTCTTTAAGCCTGTGCGGTTTGATGTGATCCACAACCATGGCAGGCATTGCCCTGCCCTGCCTGTGGCACATCACACACAGCGGATGTGACTTCAGGAATGACAGTCTGGCTTTATCCCAGCGACTGCCATAAATACGAGGCTCTTTCATATTTATTTACCAGGCTCACGACTGAAAAATTTCTTTTATGCGCGTATGAGGCGCGCAATGCCCGTGCCTTACAAAAGGCCCAGGAAGGACCCATTTTTCTTATAGCTGATGTTATGAGCAACAGTTATGATTAATCCCAATTAACACAAGGAGGATGTCATGATTAAAAGCAACATAATTAAAATCACTCTGATAGCTGCGTTTTTCTCTCCACTAGCCCATGCGCAGTGGCTTACTGATACCGATGACGACCTGTTTTCTGGTGGCAAAAAAGCAATGATGATCGGTTCACTGACATCATCCAGTAGTGCGATTATTTTCGATTGCTCAAAGGGAAAACTATCTGTTGCCTACGTAGAGGAAGATAAATCATCTGATTATTCATCCGATATTCCAGTTGATCTGATTATTAAAATTGACGGCAATTCAGCAACAAAATTAGATGCCAGCCTTTCGAGACGAAATGCGCAAGCTGTCCAGGCGAAATCTGATGATTCAGAAAATATTACCCCGCTACTTAAACAAATTCAGAGTGCTAAATCCAAAGTACTGGTTGGCTTACAAACAAAAGATGGTGGTAATCAAAGCTCGTTTTCTGGAAATGTATCCGGTTCAACTGCTGCCGTAGATAGCTTTGTTAAAGCCTGTGAAATCACACTCTGATTGACATTGCTCTGGGGAAGAAATTCCCCTTTATTTTGCTGTCCCGAGCGCCTCAGAAATAACCTGGTGCAGCACAGAGGGTATCAACACGTTAGCCATGGTGCGTGCCCGGTCCATATACCCGCCCGCGAGCATCAGCTGCGACAGTTTTTCAAGGTCGCGCAGTCAGTGAACTTTCTCCGGTGGTCGCCAGAGCCATAGCGACAGGAGAATAAATAATATCGACATAATCACCTCAGGCACTGCTCACGCACATAGGCCTGCAGACCGGTCAGTTGCATGGAGACCGTTTCGATTCGCCCTCTGAGAGTGAAATAATCCCGTTGAGCGGAGTCTGAAAGTCGGGGGGGAATTGGTTTTGCAATGCTCTCCAGTCCGGTTTTGCCATGCTTCTGTTCCTATGGTTAAAGCAATTAAAAAAGCCACCCGTAGGTGGCCTTTGTGATGACAATAAAAAGGCTGTCCAGAGGCAGCCTGTTTGAAGTTATTTTTGGGATTTTGCCTCTTTGAGAACCTTTACAGCTCGCTCCTTCCAGGCCTCGAAATCAAACATCATGTCGTTGCTCTCAATAGCAGAGTGAAAGAAATCGCCCTTTTCTAAAAGTTCATCGAGAAGCGCAATCAGCTCTGCACCCAATTCTTGGTTCATCATGACCTCCAGTAAATCACCATTGTCATGAGTATAAATTATCGAGCCCACCCGTAGATGGGCTTTGTAGTGACAATAAAAAACCGCCCGGAGGCGGCTTAACTCACTTTACCTGCAGAGCCTTTTCTATGGCGTCTGCAAGATTACTTATTTCGTTGGCCACATGCTTCAAGTCATCATCTGTTCTTGAGTAAGTTGCTGCATTTGCATTTCCAACGGAAGCCTTGGCAATTTCAAGCGCAGCTTCAACAACTGCAACCCTCTTTTGCTCATCTGAAGTTTTCATTCCACCAATCAAAAGATATTTCTCTAACATCACAACCTCCATTTCGTAAATTGAGGTTATACGTTACCGCTAGGATTAATCCTTTTGAAGCTAAATTTTGAATCATCACCTGGCTCGTTCGTAAACGCACCTTGAGTTACTCACTTCACAGCGTTATACCATGCCTGCCAGCGGAACTTATCAAGCCGCAACTGCCGCAGGCATGCCGCTGTCTCAGTATCTGATTGCAAATCCGCATCGCTGTCTGCACCTGCATCACTTGCTTTGCACGGTTCCTGCATCAAATCCGCTGATGGTGTTGGCAGCGTCGATGGCACGCTGCCGCATCCGCACAGACTCATCATCAAACTGGCACACAGTACGGTTCGGATTTTGGACATATTTCACCACGTCACGGGTTATTGTTTTGTAGATGACCCGGCCTTCTTCGCTGACCTGTGCCGCTTTCTTCTCAACCGGCTTAATAGCTTTCTCGGCCTTTTGCTTTTTGTTCGCCGCCAGCGCGTTAATGTGGTCAGCGTGAGCATTCCAGCCAAAACGCCATGCTGCGAAAGATGTGACCACCAGCATTATCAGAAAGACATTGACGATACAGAAAATCGACTTAATACGCGTCATGACTTCGACTCCACAACGAAGCCGCCCGCCTCCCGAAACTTCTTAAGAAGGTCTTCGACTTTATGTTCGTACTGACCGTAACCTGCCCCAGGCAGCGATGCCCAGATATTGCTGCAACGGTCGATAGCCTGGCGAATATTACCGCTGTCGATTAATTCCAGCGCGCGACGCTCTTTAATCTGCTGGAGTGCCACGGCATCCTGGCTTGCGGGGGAGAAATCTTTCAGCCCGAGTTGTTTTCGGTAAGCATCCCAGTATCGGGACAGCAACTGATAGCGTCCGGCGGCGGTCGATTTAATCTTGAGTCGCGGCAGGTCTACCAGCTTACGGGGGTGATCGGCGTAGCTGTTAAACAGCGTTCCGCCCACAATGACGTTGTAACCATTGTCAGATGCTTGAAGCAGCTTTTCTCCAATCTCAGACCATGCCAGCATATCGAGAAAGGCTTTGCGTTGAGGATTAACTGACTGCATTACTCAGGCCTCAGTACATAGAAGAGCCGCGCCACGTTACCCCGTGCACGAAACACGGCAGCGCAGATAATCAGGTTTATAGTTACGGTTGCCCAGTGCGCATGCAGGTAGGAGTCAAACAGGTACCGGAACGGCACCGATGCATACGCCACGATAATCAGGTAGGCCAGCCATGAGGCCCACGGGTTATGTCGCCCGCCAGGCTTACGGAACATCATCAGGCGCAGAACAATGGCAGCACAGGCCACCACGTTCGTCACCACCAGCGGATCGTTAGTTACCATTGGTTCCCCCTCTCCAGCGTGCCAGCAGCTTTAGCGGGTCCTGTTCACTGAAAAACGTCAGCGTCTTGATGGCCACGGCAGACAGAATTACCGCGCCGAGCGCATCCAGTGGCTTGTCTGCATAGCCGGTTATACTCGCAAGCCACGAACCCACCAGCCCGGAGCCATAAACGCCAGCAAAATACGACACGACGAAATACGCGGAACGGCGAAAAATCGTCAGGTCGGCAGCAGTGGCCACGTAGAAAACAGCCCCGGCAAACGCGCCGAACACCACGCCGTAATCAGTGCCGGTGAGTAGTCCATAAATG